TGTTCACTAGTTGTTTTAGGTTGTTTAGCCATTATCCCTCGAAGTTAAAACCACGAGAGATAGCCATATTTCTTAATGCATTTATTCTATCGTTGTGTTTCATAGCATTTGTTTTTTTAATTAATCTATCTAATATAGTAGTATTCATTAAATCTGTTCTGTTTGTAATTCTTTCGTATATTTGATCAAAGGTTAAACCATAATTACTTAATCTTTCTATTATGTATAAAGGTATAAAACCTTCTTTCATCATGTGCTGTGCACCTGCAGTTAGATAACCACTTATATCATCTCTTAGATTTCTTTTTAATTGAGTAGTAACGTATACAAGTTTAAGTGCTTCTTTTTCTTCTAGTGAATACGATGCCATAGTTCTTGCAAACCAATCATGGAATGTTCTTTGAACTTCACCTCTACCTCTTTTAAATACATCTTTTTGTATATTCATGTAACCCATAGATTTATGTGCATCTGTAAATTCTCTATTTGGTGACCAGAATGACCAGAAGTCCATAGGTAATCCATTATAATATTGCTCTATAAAAACTTGCATAGAACTAGGTGCTATTGCAGAATAAAATTTAACAGCAGCTTCTCGTTTCTCTTCTGCACTATCACTAGCTATTGCTGTTATTAATGCATTATAACCTGCAGGTATAAAACCTCTACCTTTACCTTGTGCAAAACCATTTAAAGGATTTAATCCTAAGTAGTCTAATGCAGGTACACTTATAAGATCACCTAGATTTACACCTGGTGCTGCTAATGTAGCTGTTAAGTCTATACCTAAAGCTGATGATGGTGCACCATATTTTACTACATCAGGTAAGTCACTTGTTAATATTGTTTCTGTAAATGATGGTAATGGTTTACCTGTAAGTTTTTCTACTGTAGGTGATAATGTTCTCAGTAATCTTTCTGCTGATTCATAACCTATTAAACCAAATACACCTGCAGAAAATACCATCTGTGTCATAAACCCAACTAAACCTGCAACATTAGCATATTCTTTACCACCTCTTACTTCTTTACTTTCTGTTGCTGTTTTAATATATTGTGATAGTTGTGCTAAGTAGTTATGTTGAAATGTTTTGAATAATCCAAATATTTTACCAAATGCACCTAACCCTTTTTCACCATATATTTGTGGTCTTTCTAAATAGTTATACTCAACCATATGTTTATTAGTTTGAAAGGCAGCTGCTTCTTTTGAAAATTCTTTACTTTTACCATTTTGTCTAAAAAAACTATAGAACATATAAAAAGAATTTAATCTACTAACTTGTTCTGCTTTACCTGCAAGATCTTGTAGACTAATAATTTTCATTATTCTACCCCAATCAATAACTTTTCTACCTGCTAGATCTTTCATATTAGCTGGTAGTTGAAGTTTAGGTGCTATACCTTTTAAATTACCAACAGCTTCATTTAAAAATTTTTGATCAACAACATGATTTCTATATGCATATTCACCAGCTTGTTGATATTCTTTATTAGGATTTAGTAATTGTTTAAATGCAGTTATTTGTGCTACGGAAACTTTACCTTTATCAAAACCAGAATATTGTAGATCAAATAATCTTGGTGCTATCATATGATATGGTTGAAATATTTGAGACATTAAAAATCTCATATTACCAAATAATAATTTAGCATTAAGTGTTACTTGGTTTGCACCTCCAAGTATTCTAGTTAGACCAGACTTACCTATATAATCAGAACCCATCTCTGATAATTTTTCTATAAATTTTAAAGGTGATGCCTCACCAAATGCATTACTCTTTAAATCTTCTGCTACCTTAGAAGCTGTTGGATAATCTTTTCCAATAGTAGTTTTTCTAGTACCACCTTTACCATCAGATACAGTTACAACTCTGTTTAATACTTGACCCATTTTAGTATTAAACTCTATACGATTAGCTGCCTCTATACCTCCTTGTAGGTATTGAAGTATAGCTGTTTCAAATTCTGCTGTTTGTCTTGTAGCTAAATTTTTTTCTGATAAACCTTTAAAACCTGGTATTTTTTTAACAAACTCTTGTCTTGCATTTAACTCACTACCTAAAAAACCATCAACATTTTGACGTTGTAATGCAAACTTTTTAAATCCAGTTGATCTTCTTATCTTATCAATTTTTTCTTGAACTTTTATAAATGCTTCATCCGTAAGTTCAAACCTAGTAAACAATTCATTGAAAGAATTAAATGCTTCAGATCCAGCTTTATCTCTATCTCTTTTTACAACTTGAACTACATAGTCAGATGATAACCTTTGTCTGTTATTAAAATTAGTATTTGATACATCTATTGCATCATATTCTTTCATTAAAAAATCTCTTAATGCATTAACAGATAATTTATTAGGAGCACCTGGTGCTTCTATTGGTCTATAACCTTTTTTATTACCAGACCATTTTTTTACAAATACTGCAAAGTCACCTTGAAATATATGTGGAAAATAGTTTGGTATTTTTTCAATAGCTTCTAAACCTTTTTCTTTATTCTCTTTTACTTTTTGATTATATATATCAACAGTTTTATCTACAACAGTACGAAGTTGTCTGTATATGTCAATCATATCTTGATCAAACTTATATTTCTTTCTTAACTGTGCATCAGTTACTTCGTATTTAAATCCACCTGGTTTTATAGGTAAGAAAGGATCTGTGCCTAGTATTTGACCTATTTCAGCATCTATTTCTCTTGCATTATCCTCTGTTCTACTTTGTTGTAATTCTTCTATTCTTTTTAATTCATCAGGTGTTGGCTCTCTTTTAGATTGCCTTCTTAAATTTTCATTTGCATCTACTCTAGTAGAATAACTTTCACCATTTTTTTTAGCTTCTTTAAGTTGATCTATCTCTATTCTCCATGCAGCATCTACAATTTGTTTTGCTTTCTCTGGGTTTGTTTCTCTTAGCAAACTAAATCTAGTTAAACCTCCACCATCAGTTTTTATCTTTCTCATACCTACAAGTCTTACAGCTTCAGCTGCACCTTGTAATCTTAATAAGTAATCACCTTTAGTATCTAATTTTTTTCTACCTGGTGCAAATATTTTATCAGATGCAAACATAGGATCATAAGCTATCTGTTCAACAATAGTTTCTACTTTTTGTTTTGATATAGCTATTTGATCATTTATATATTTTACTACTGGATGATTTATAAATTTAGGTGGTATTACAAATCCAGCAATTTTTGTTTCTTGAGTTTTAGTTTTTGCAAAAGGTATTATAGCACTAAAGTCTGGTAGATTAGTATCTCTCATGTCTGCATATTTAGGCGTACCATCTGGTTTATACATATCTTGTTTAAACAATTCAGTTGGTCTTCTATCAAAACCTAATATAGCTTGATTATAATTATGATTAGTCCAAACTATTTTACCATAACCTACATTTTCTTCTGCTAAATCTTTAATAAATTTTTCATGTTTTTGCACCTGCTCTGGTGTCATTATCTTATCTCTAAGATTTTCTGGAGTAGGTAATGGTTCTTTACCTTCTTCTACTCTTTTAGCATTAGCCTCTTCAAACTTAATTGCTTCTTTAGAATTTTCTAACATAGACTTATGTTCAGAAATTCTAACTTCATTAGCATACATGTGTTCAGCTAACACACCTCTAACAGGCTCTTCTCTTAATTTACTATCTTTTATTTCTAAGTTTCTTAATTCAGTTTCTAATTTATCTATAGCTTTTTTTTGCTGTATCATACCCTTCTCAGTTGGTGCAGGATTATCTGCAAACTGTTTTTGAGCATCTTTTAATTCTACTATCTTTTGATTAATTACATCTTTAAGTAGTACAGGTTTTTCCTGCATACCTAGTAATTGTTTAGTCTGTATTTCTATATTAGTTAATTCTCTTTTAATAGGTTTACCTTCAGCTAATGGGCCAAATATACCTAGACCTGCCCATACTGTAGCTGCTGCTAATCTATCTTCATTATTAGCTTCTGATCCTGCACTTAAATATCCAAATGCACCTAGACCAGCCATTCTTGGTAGTATATTTAATTTGTTTGCTATGTTTAAAACTACACCTGTACCATAACCATATGCACCTGCTGTAGCTATATCAGCTAACCTACCATCATCTATCTCACGAGTCATGTCCGTGATAGCTATACCTGCAGGTAATCCACCACCACGTTGTAAAAATTTACCTGTACCTTGTAATGCTCTAGCTGTTTTACCTATTCCTTTTACAGCTTGTAATGTCTGTCCTACTTTAGCTGTACCTCTAATAAAAGGATGATATGATGCTATAACAGGTATAGCCATACCTAGACCATACCAAACTTTATCAAGATATCCCTCTGGTTTTATAAAATCTTTTTTATATTCTGGGCCAAGATCATGTGCAATATCTTTTAGATAATCTTCAGCATAATCAAATATACTATCTTCAGTTGGTTGAAATCCTAGTGTAGTTCTACCCCAATCATAAAATCTATCTAGCCCACCAGGTATACTACCAACTAATTCTGCAGTATGAGACAACCCTGTCATAAACCCTGCAGCTAAATAATTTGGTTTAGTTCTAGCTTTTTCTGTTCTTTCTATTATATCTGGATCTAATTCTTCTGGATCAGCATTAAATAAATTCATATTAAAGAAGTTCTTTTCTGTGACAAGATCACTACCATATCGGTTAGTGTCTATGCCAGCCTTAAGGTACTCCTTCATCGCAGGATGAAGTTTATCAAACTCTTCCTGATTGATAGTTTGTATGTCCATATTTAAGCCGATACTGTATTACTCAACATAGATTGTGCACTTTCACGTCTTAGTAAATTGAACACTCTCTTCATTCTTTTTCTAATTCCTCTTCTACCTCTATCTACTGCATTTCTGTATTCATCATTATCTAAAAATTCTGCAGCAGCTTCAGCAAATTTACCTTCATTAATTAGCTTAACTGTTTTAGGAGATTGTCTAATTGATCCTCTGTAATATTCTGAGAATAAAGCTAACTGTAATTCATTTGAAAATCTAGAAAAATTAGGAATTAAATCTTGTATTTCTTCAAGTCTAATTTCAACATCTTCAGCTAAATTTTTCTGTGCTTGTTCTAAAGTTATCTTATCACCCTTTTTAATATTAGGGTTATTTCTACCATATCCTATAGTAAAGTTTTTCTCATCTTCAAATGCTTTAGTTGCTTCTAAGAATGGTTCACCTTCATCATCCATTATTCGTTTAATAAATTTATCATTACTTGCTAAACTAGCTGATTGATACATTGGCTCTACACCAGATCCTTCAAATACATCTTCAGTTTGAGTTTGGGTATCAGTTTTCTTTTTAGTACCCTCTTTTACATTTACATTACCACCACTTGTGCCTACGTTTACATTACCAAAATCTTCATCTATCTTTTCTTGTAAAGATTTTTCTTTAGGCTCTTTTGGTTGATCTGGTTTCTTTTTAGGTGCTTCCGTATTTGCTGGCGGCAGTTCTTCTATCTTTATATCATCACCTTTTGGTGCTTCTTTAAATTTAGTTATATCAGCATCTTTAAATGATTCTTTTTCTTTTTCAAACTCTTTTTTAATTTTTTCTTTTTCACTTAAAGGATCTATATCAGTTACTCCAGTTCCTTCTTCTGTCATATCTAGTTCTTCTATACCTAAAATTCTATGTATATTTAAGAAATCTCTAAATGCTTTATCACCTGCAGCACCTTCTTCAAACATATCTCTAGTTGGTTTAATCATCTCACCATCCACGAATAGTTTACTCTTAATTTGATTTACATAATTTTGTGCTTCTATAGGTAATACTTTAAGATTATTTGGTGAATCAATCAATAATTGCAAATCGATTGTATCTCTCACTACTTTACCAGTTTGTAATGATATAGAATCAACAACTAATTGACCTTCGCTATTTATAGTAGGTACATATCCTTCTGCAGCTAATGGTAAAGGTAAATCTCTTGTTGTTTCTTCAGGGAATATTGTGCTTCTATCATCACCTGCTAAAGCAGCCACAGCTTGTGCTGAGTATTTATCCATAAGTTTATGCTGCTCTAGTAATAATATATTCTTTTGATTATTTATCTGTTCTTGTTTTTCAGCATTGCCACTTGCCATCATGTTTGTTAAATTAGTAATTTGATTAGCTAATGATATACCTTCTGTTTCCATTATTTTAGCCATTTGTGAATATGTTACATCACTTTTGTATCTAATACCATCTAATGGATTTATATCATTTTCATATAATTTTTGATTTATAAAAGTTTGTCTAGCTTCTGAATCATCTGGGAATGAACGCATAGCATTACTAACTATGATACTAACCATTGATGCTTCTAAATTTTTTCTACCAACTATAGTAGTAGGGAAAGTATTTAAAATACCAAAACCTTTTGCTGTTAATGATTGTACTTTTAATAATTCATCTGTGATAGATTCTGGTGTTGCTACTTCTGCTTCAGCTTCTTTAACTTTCATTAACAACTTATCTGCTTTAGGCATCTTAGTTATTTCAGATATTCTAGCTTGATGTAATTCTTTCTCTTGATTAAATCTGTCTTCACCAGATATGTATGGGTCATAAATAGTAAATCCACCTTGGTCTATTCCAGCTGCCATAAATTTTGCTGCATCTAACATTACGTTATTAAAATCTTTATGTTCAAATATACTTCTATTATTAAGCATCATAAAATTTGTAAATCTATCAGCTACACTATCAAGACTTTGACCATCTTGTGCAAACAATCCAAATTCACTTGGATTTAATAATAGTTTCTTTTTTAATTCATCTTTATTTTTATAAACTAATTCTACTAAATCGTATGCTTTATTTTCTCTGTCTAGTGAAGCGTTTGATGCTGTTGCATTTACTACAACATCCTTTTGTGCTGCTTCGTTAAGACCTTCAAATGCACCTATAGTTAAATCACCAAGTGAACTGTTTGCAAAGTCTGATAGTATTCCCATATTATTCTCCTAATTTTGCCATTAAACCTTTTATATCAGGTTTGTTATCAGGCATATCTAATTCTTTTTGGATTGCCTCTTCATTTTGTTTCATATCAAATTTTCTTTCAGCCATTTCATCAAAGAAATCAGTATCTCCAGCATCTCCTAAATTTACTTTAGCTGGTACGTTTGCTAATGATGCTTCACCAGTTATCATCATAGCAACAATTGGCTCTAATAATTTTGCAACATCAACTGTCCATTTGCCTTCTAAGAATCCAGCAAATGTAATTACTTTAACCAATGCCTCAATAGGTATTCCCATTCTTAGTAAAGTAAACATTCTTTCCATGTTTTCTTTTTTCATTAAACTTTCGTATACAAAATCAGCAGCTTCTTCAACTGATGCTGTTTGTGGTGGATGTTCCCAAGGATAATTTCCAGGTTCATCTGTTAAAGATTGACCTGGTATTGGTGCATCAAAAATATTATCTTCAGGTTCAGCATAACTAGCTTGCTCTTGCATGGTTTGAGTTTTAAATTTTTCTATTAATTTATCTAATTCCATTATGCTTTATCCTTTGCTATACTTTTATATCTAGATTTTTGACTATATAAATATCTTACTGTATTTTGTAACTGTGCATATTTATAAAATGATGCCTCTTGAATATCACTAAAACCTGGTTGTTTTGCTGTAGACCTTCTAAAGTTTATTGGCACTTGACCTCCAAGTTGTGTATTAGGTCTTATTAAACTTACTAAAGGTGTATCAGCTCCTGATTTTTCTTTCATAAAACCTAAAACTGAATCGGCTGCTTCAGCTATACTCTTCACTGTTTCACTTTTAAATATATCTTTACCGACATCTAAAATACTTTTACCTATATCTAATATACTCATTATTAATCTCCTAATATTGTTTTAATTCCAAATTTACCAAGCACCTGTATTAACTTAGATGTTTTATCTGCATCTTGTAAATCTAAATCTGTAGATCTTTCTAATGCTGCAATAGCAAGATTATGTGCTCTATTTAGTTCAGTTTCTGAAGAAGTATTAACCCAAGCTGCCTCATCTCTCCACTGTTGCCATAATGCTGATAATGCAAAGTTAGATAAGTTTAAAAGGTTTTGAGCATTTAACTGATTAGTTGCATTTGTAATTGTAGTATTAGCAGTATTAATAGTTCTTCTCCATTCAACATTTGATTGATCAATAACTCTTTGGTTTTGCTGATTAAACTGTTGTCTTTGGTTTTCTACTTGTGCATTAAATTGATTTAATACTTGTGCTCTATCTGCATTAGATTTTTCTACTGCAATTGTATTACCTGCATTTATACCTGCTATTTTATTTTTCTCTACTACTGCAAACTGATTCATAGCATCTGCTCTTGCAGCATTCTGTAATTTTATTTGTTGTGATAAATTAGAATAGAATTGATCTACTTGATTTTTACTAGTAGCATTAAACTGTGCTGCAGCATTTGAAGCTGCTTGATCTGATAGTAAGAATGCTTGTCTTACATTTAAATTCTGTAATGATGCTTGTTGTCTATTAGACAAGTTAGTCATATCCATTTGGAAATAACTATTAGCATTTGTTATATTAGCTTGCTGTCTGTTACTAAGATTTTGAAATATCATCTGCTTGTAAGTATCAGCATCTGCTTTTGCTATAGGTATAGAAGCAGTTAATAAACCATCAGCTAATGCTTCAGCCATCATAGAACTAGAACTTAATCCTCTATCAGCCATAGCTGCTTGAGTAGCTTTAGCAACACCTCTTAGGTATGCTGGTAAAGCTGAACCAGTTGATAATGATGTTTCAATATCTTGATTAATTTTTGCTAACTGTCCTCTTACAGTTGCATCAGCATCTATAGTTCCTGTTGCAGCTACTGCAGGTGCAGTTAGTCCTGACATTTGTGCAGCTGTCATAGTCGGAGTTTGTCCAGCTACTTGTGCCGCTGTCATACTTGCAGGTGTAGCAGTAGTTTGTTCTGCTGCTGCTGTAGATCCAGGTACAGTTGTAGGAGTAATTGTAGGTACAGTTCCAGGTGTAGGTGTAGCAGCTACTACTTGACCTGTTAATCCAGGTGTTGCCATAGCTTCACCAGTTTGTACTGTTTGTAGCGTAGGTGTTACTTGAGCACCTGTAGGTAAACTTGGTGTATTTAGTAATGTGTCAATTACAGAAATAACTTTACGACTACCAGCCTGTTCTGTTGTTGTTGGTTGCAATGCACCTTCTGGCAAAGTCGTAGTGTTAGGTGCGTCTGTTAATTTAGTTGCCATTATCTCCCCTGTCTATTATATTTCTTGAAGCTACGCTTCTCCTGTTTATTTTTTGATTTTTTATGTACTCGTGGTCGTTTCTTAGGTTTTGGTCTTTCAACAAAATCTTTAAACTTCCGTGCCATTATGGTTTAGTTGGCCATGTAGCGTTTTCACATTTAGCAACAGTGTCTTTACCTTCAGGCAAATCTCTAAGATTTTGTCTGTAGTTTTTCCAGTCAGTAGAAATAGTGTTACCTTTTTCAAGAACTGATAATATTTCCCA